CATACTGCCATTCACCAAAGCGAACAGAGACGACCTATGAGTGCTGGAGACGCACTGATATGGACGAGTTTCAGCGGCCTGAGAAGTGTCTGCGTAACGAGATTGGATTGCTCAACGACCACATCAATCTACTCAAGAGTACCGGCGACGAGCTGCTTGAGTGGCTGAAGGACGGCACCATTTCCGACTCAAACTATCGGCTGCTGGCCAATGCATGGCAGCGAGCAAAGGAGAACAAGCAATGACAGACCTAGAAATAAACGAAGCATTCGGGAAACCGATGTATGAGGCTGATCCGACCAACGCAAGATACAACAGCCTACAGCTCCAATGCTACGAGCAGCGTAAGGAGATTAACAGGTTGAATGAACACGTCACCGAACTCGAAAACCGTCTCCGCGCTTTGTGGGACAAGCTCGAAGGTGAGCGGAAGCACTACATGGAGCAAATTCGCAGGCTGGAGGAGGCGGGGGATGAACTGCGAGAATGCGCGTTACGAATCGGAACAGTTGCGTCTGGAGAAGGTTCAGTAATTCGTCGCACTCAAGAAGCTATTCAATCGTGGGACAAGGAGGCCAAGCCGTGACACTTGAGGAACGAATACTGAGGATGATTCCAGTTTTGGATCTACCTCCAGATCGAAACGAACTCCGCGCAATCGCTATGGATGTCCGCAAGCTGGAGGACCGCATCAAGCAGTTAGAGGAAGAAAACGACGCAATGCGAGCGGACTTACTGTTGTGGCGGGAGGCAAAGCCGTGAGCTTGCTTGAAAAATTAGGCCTATCAAAGGAATCAATGGAGAGAATGCTTGGTGCTGTCGCTCCATTAAAAAAGACTAAAATCAAACGCTATCGGAGATACGAAACTGTTCCCGCAGATATCCGTAAAGCGATTCTCGGAGAGCATCAAAGTTACACTTGCCGTGAGTTAGCTAAGAAATATGGCATCTCATCTTCAACAATCTGGGACATCAGAGACAGTAAATCCAAAATTGAATGACAATAAGATCGGAATCATACATACCAAAGCGCGGACACATACCCGAAGCAGTAGTGTTAGAAGTACTACAAGACCTTCAGAACAATAGAACATACAGACAAATCAAAGAAGACTACGCCGTCAGCATAGGCTGGATACACAAAATCAGATACAATAAGACCAGAAAATGAACATACTCAACGAAATCAAAAGCGGAATCTCCAGATTGCTCGGAGTCCACAAGAAGGTGGAGACCAAAGAAGTCTTGAGAACTCTTAAGTCCAAACGCAGCCAGAAGCGTGGAAGGGGACGACCAAAGGGACTCAAGATACCGCAGCAGATTGTCGATGCGGTGCGACAAGCTGACAAGAGCGTCACCAACAAACAGTTAGCTGCCAAATATCACGTTTCTTACTTTTGGGTTTGGAGTGTTCGTAGCAATAAGTTGCGCTTGAATTAACCTAATCAACGCGAGTGTGTCTTGATTTTGCTCTTCTTTTATGATTATTCCCCATTGTGAACATCACTCAGCACCACCGTCGAGTCATGGCGATTGGTTGCAGTCATGGGAGCCGAGCCAATCAAGATGCACTCGCTGCGGTGCTTTTGTTCCGCGAGAAATTCAAGCCAGACGAGATAATCCATTTAGGGGACGCATTCGATCTTGCCTCATTGCGATCTGGCTCACTCCAAAACCCCAACGACTCGGATCAAGCGGACGACTATCTTGATGATGTTCAAGAGGGAGTAAAGTTCCTCAATGAGTTACGCCCAACGGTGTTCACTTTAGGAAATCACGATGAGCGAGCTAAGAAGTATCTCAATCATCATAACGCTGTTGTAAGAGGATTTGCGGAGGCTGTATGGGAACGAATGGTTGAGCCTATTAACAAACACTGCCATACGTTTATTGAGACCCATGACTGTCTTGAAAGATCATTCTATAAGTTGGGCGGTTTTAGTTGGGGACATGGGGTTCTCTATGGGGAAAACTTCATTCGTGATTCAGCCGAAACATTTGGTAACTGTGTTGTGGCTCATGCTCATCGAGCCGGTCAAGCGACTGGTCGCAACCAGTCAAATCCAATTGGCTTTTGTGTCGGAACGTTGGCGGATATTCCGTCAATGGATTACGCAGGGAAGCGACGATCAACCTTAGCTTGGTCTCACGGGATCGTATTTGGAGAGTACACAGATAACTCAGCGCAACTATACCTGCACCAATGGCCTCAGAACGAACAGAACTGGCATCTGCCGAGCTTTTAAAGCGGCTGAGGGCAGCAATCCAACATCAAGCAGAGAGCGTCCCAGAGGGATGGTTGACCGCTAACGAATGGTCTGATCTTTGGAAGCTGTCCCCTAACGCTGCTGGGCTTGTGCTCAACAAGTCAGTCAAACTTGGATTGATGGAAACCAAAAAGTTTCGTATCGACACCAAAACTCGCGGCAACTACCCAACACCACACTACAAGCCAGTAAATGAAATACCTGTCAAAGACTAAGCCAACCGTTGAGGTTGAGTTTGTTGCTGAAGCTCAACTAAGGATCGGTGAGACCAAGAGGCTCTGCGTGATCTACCAGCGAGGAGAGATCTTCTACGTTCGACCAAAGGCTGAGTTTTTTGATAAGTTTGTGCTGGACGAACCGCAGATCCAGCCTTAGAAGTAAGCAGTCAGCGCAAGCCCTAGGAAGCGAGCGATGACATCCAAAAGAGAAACCATGTTCAACCAATTTCCCCCGTCCGTATCGTGTAACGTCGCGTTGTTTCTCCGCGAGTTCCTAGCACGATGCGTGACGGGGTTTTCTTTGGAGAATACATGAATGAGTTGGCACTTTTTGCAGGAGCGGGAGGAGGGATTTTGGGCGGATCACAACTTGGATGGCGCACCAGATGCGCTGTTGAGATTGATCCCTACGCAAGAAAATGTCTCTTGTCTCGACAACGAGACGGAGTACTGGAGCCGTTCCCCATCTGGGACGACATCAAGACCTTTAGCGGTTATCAGTGGAGAGGCTCCATTGACATCATCACCGGAGGATTTCCCTGCCAAGACATATCCTCCGCTGGACGGGGGGGGGGGATTTCCGGTGAGAAAAGCGGATTATGGAAGCAGATGGCGCGAATTGTCGGTGAGGTACGACCTCGGTTCGTCTTTGTGGAAAACTCACCGCTGCTTGTGGTCAGAGGTCTTGGAACCGTTATCGGTGACCTTTCCTCGATGGGGTATGATTCTAGGTGGGGTATTGTGGGAGCGCATCACGCAGGAGCTAATCACTTCAGAGACCGGATCTGGATATTGGCCGACTCCAACAGCGCACAACGCAAAGGAGGGAAACTATCCTGCGGAGAGAACGCGAAAGACTCCAACACTTGCTTCTCTGGTTGGTGGAAAGCTGAACCCAACGTGGGTCGAGTGGTTAATGGGTTGGCCGCTGGGCTGGACAGATCTCAATCCAATCAAGATGGAGGAACTGCTCCGTTGGAAAATTGCATTCCCAACAGACCAAAGCGTTTGCGAGCAATCGGAAACGGACAAGTCCCTGCCGCAATGATTATCGCTTGGAAAACCCTAACCCAAGACCTATGAACGAAGACAAGAAAACCCGTAAGGCTCCAGCCTTCCAGTTCTACGCTGACGACTTCTTAGCAGGAACCATAACGATGACTAACGAGGAAAAGGGAGCGTACATTACGCTGCTTTGCATCCAGTGGTCGCGTGAATCGTTAACCGAAAGTGATTTCACTCGGGTTTGCATTGGTATGCCACCGCATTCCCAACGCATATGCCAGAGCAAGTTCCAGATTGATGCTGAAGGCAACTTCCGTAATCCAAGAATGGAGATCGAAAGGGAGAAGCAGGATCAATATCGGCAAAAGCAGACAGATAACGCTAAAAAGAGATGGGTTGGCAATGCCACCGCATATCCCACCGCATTGCCAGTGGATATGCCAAACGTATGCTCTCCGTCTCCTTCTCCTACTCCTAATAAGAAAGATACAGCGGCTCCTAAGTCGCCATGGGAGGTTTCGTTCGGAGTTGAGCTACCGGAGAGCTTGCGAACCGATAGCTGTCTCCAAGCCGTTAAGCTCTGGCTCCAATACAAAGCCGAGAAGCGAGAAGGCTACAAGAAGACCGGACTCGCAGCATCACTAACCAAGTGGTCCCGAGAGTTTACCGCTGCTGACTTCCCGACTGTCGTCGAGAACTCAATCGCTTCTGGATGGAAGGGAATCTTCCCTAAGAAAGACTCTCAACCATCCCTTCCAATTGCATCTGCTCACAAGAAGCAGATTGACTGGAGGGATTCACTATGAACGACGCTTTCTTTGCTGAAGACGATGAGTTTGGTCTGATTGGAGCTTGTCTTACCGGAACACTCGACACTTGCGCTGACGCATTCGCTGAAGTTAAAAGCGAATGGATAGAGACTAACACGCTTAGAGACACATACGAGACGATTAGATCTCTAAGCCAACAGAACCGCCAAATATCATTACCCGAGCTTGGTAAGGAATGGAAGAAGCTTAACGGCAACCAGCCTATCCCGTTTGAAGACTGGAACAAAGCGATGGAAGTTTGCCCATCACCAGCCAATCTCCCGAACTACGTCAAAGGTGTTGTCGAAGCCGCTCATCGTCGCCAGCTACGATTGACCGGAGACCGATTGATTCGCGAATCCGCTGTCTTGACCCTCCAACCGGATCAAATCGTCTCTAATGCCGAGTCTGGACTCAGCATTGAGCTATCCCGTGAGACTCTCTCAACCTCAAAGCAAGTTGCTGGTACGTTCATTGACCAGATGCAGGAGCGGTTTGCTCGCAAAGGTACGTTGAGCGGGATCACGACTGGATTCTATCGGCTGGACCAGATGACTGATGGTTTGCAGTTGCGAGAGATGGCAATCATTGCTGCTCGTCCATCTATCGGCAAAACCGCAATTGCCATTGCAATAGCAGAAGCCGCAGCAATACAAGCAAGAGTGCCAACCTTATTTATATCACTTGAGATGAGTAAGGAAGCAATCTTTCGAAGATCAGTCGCTTCTATTGGTGGAGTGCCAATGCAAAGCCTAAAAAGCGGTGATCTTTCCGAAGGTGATATGCGCTCGATGAGTGGCGCGTCTGCCAAGATTGCTTCTAGTCCATTGTGGTTCCTCGATGGATCTAGCTCACAGAGCATTGCATCTATCACCGCAAACATACGCCGAGCGGTGCGGAAGCATGGGGTTAAGCTGGTCATCATAGATTACCTTCAAAAGATCAAAGCCGCAGACCGAGCGGAAAAACGCACCTACGAGGTCGCAGAGGTCAGTGGCAAGCTTAAAGACATTGCCGTCCAAACTGGAGTTGCAATGTTGTGCTTGGCTCAGTTGAACCGAGAGAACGAGAAGGATAAAGGGAGACAGCCAAGACTTACCGATCTCGCTGACTCCGGTCAGATTGAGCGTGATGCCGACTGTGTCATGCTCTTAGACCGAGACCGCCGAGAGCCTAAAGGAGAAGCAACCATTGTGATCGCCAAGCAGCGAGATGGTGAGTGCGGACTGGTAAAACTCTTTTACGATGGGCAGTTTTGCCGGTTCTCTGAGTGCGGTATGGATACTTAAGTTTAAAAAACCCAACGACAGGTTGACTGGCCTAAACATTTCTGCCAACCTATCACCGGACCTAAGTCCAACATAAACACCATGATAACCGGCAAGATTGACGTTACTAAAGTAGACAAGACCCATCTGTTCAAAGGTAAGGCTGGAACGTATTTGGACATTGCTCTCATTACCAATAAGGCTGGACGCGACCAGTACGGTAACGATGGTATGATTGTTCAGTCTGTATCCAAACAAGCCAGACAAGATGGACATAAAGGTCCAATCCTCGGTAACTATGTAGAGACAGCCAACCGTGAGCCTAAGCAAGCAACCAAGAAGGTA